CGCCTTCTTGAACCCGAGAAGGCGATTAATGCCCATGTTGAAACAGAGGTTAGCGAGCACGCGCATGCGTACATCGCTCAGTTCTGTCCACCACGGCAAGTTGCGGTCAAGGTCATGAAAGACGTCTTGCAAGTCATCGTCGAGCAACGAATTAACCTGCGTGTCGTTCAGGGGGAACTTCCACCCGGCCGGCAGCGGCTTTGCCTCTAGGTTGTGGCCGACGCCTGTCGTATCGATGTTTTTCGAGTCTTTGTACTTTACGTACCTAACTCCTTCGTCGCGGCGCAGCTCTGCGATCAGCTTTTGAAGGTTCTCGTTATTCATCGACATTCGCATCCCCTTTTCGCAGGCGCTTGATCGACGAGTAAATCTGAAGCGCTGTGTAAATCACGGACAGGGCAAGCAGCACACGCGGGAAATTCGCGTCACTCCACGCGAGCGCCGTTGCGTACCAAGGAGGCGCGACTTGTGCAACCGTCTGAGCGACGGCTGAAGCGGTTTCTTTCATGGGGCGGAAATGAAAAAGCCGCCCGAAGGCGGCTATAAATGTCAGAAGCTACGGTCGCTAATTACCTAACGCGACGCGCTCGGATGAATCCAGTTGCGTTCATCGTGCCGCCAGAAAAAATGGTAAGGCCGATTGCATTTACGGTCGTGGTAGATGCGATGCTAACGCGAACTACAGGTGATGCAACTGCAATAGCTCCCAATCCAGTGCCAAAAGATCCACTGAATCCTGCAGAATTAGGAAACGCATAAGTAGTCGCCCCAATGCCGATACCCGTAATTGCCGCGGTCCCTGTAGCTCCAGTTTGCGGTGCGTAATTGATGACTGCCTGAACGTCCCAATCGCCAGCAGTCAGGCTGGCCGAAGTCGTGACAGTCTGAGTCGTCGTGGTGATACCTGAGGTCGCACCGGTATTGGTGACGTACTCACCAACGATTCCAGCAGCCGCACTGCTGTTCGTGGCTACTCCAACGATTCCCGCAGTAGGTGTAAGCGTGCTCAGGATATTCAACGCCCCGCCATCAGTCAGCGTAAAAAGCTGCGTGCTCGCGTCGCTTGAATAAATCGTGAACCCACCATTCAACACGCCGAGGTATTTGTTCGGCGTCGTCGCGCCATTCCCGGTGAGCTTCAGAACGTTTCCGCCTGCCGCCGTGTTGGTGAGAGTCGTAGTCCCATTAGCCGACAGACTCTGAACGCTATTGCTCCATGCAGGGGTAGAAGATGCGCCCTGGGAGACGATCATCTGACCTGCCGTAGAACCGGCCGGGTTCAAAAGTTGGATTGGAACAAGGGTAGCCGCCGAAGCGTAACTGCAAGCAGCGATTAGGAAAGATGCGAGAAACTTTTTCATTATGCAGTCCCTTGGCGGATGCCGTTCATCCAGATTCGATATTGAGATGCAGTAGCAGCAGAGCCGCCGACGTTGAAAATAAGGTTTGTTGTTCCTACCGTGAGATCGGTATTGCCCCTGAACTGATTATTAAAGAACGGGACAGGAACAGCCGACGTCATATTGAAGAACGCGCAGTTAGGCGTGTTAGCCGTGTCATAGTAGAAATTACAATTAATGATGGAATTCATCGTCGGCAACACGCCTACCGTCGAGTACAGATAATTGGTTGCATAAGCGCCAATCGGGATAACGTTGAAATTGCACTTCTTGACGCTGTTCCCGTTGAAGAAGCCGATTGCCGGCGAGGTTGCCGGAACGGGCGTGGGGCCGGCGTAGGTGATACCGGAAATATCGATGCCGAGGTTATCGCCCTCCATCCAGAACATGAACGGGAAATAATCCTGCTCGATCTTCATAGCCACATCGGTGCAATTCTTGATGTAGATCGCGTAACCAGGACCGGAGTAAGGAGACGTGCCAGCCCCGCCGGCATAGTTCACATATGTTTGATCAATGGTTAGGTTGTTAGCCTGCTCAAGATACAGAACCGGATTTTGACCGTAGCCAGTGAAGAATCCGCCCGCGATATAGTTGCCATCGCTAGCAGCCAGCGGGCCGAAAGTCGTATACGGAGGGACCGCCGAAAGCGGGTTGTTTTGCGTCAGACAGAACCCATATCGGCCGCACGTATTGACGTTAATAAACTTCCCGAGGTTCGCATTGTTAAGGTAGATCGGGATCGAACTTCCGGAATTCGGCGTCGCAACGGTGATGTTCTCGAAGAAATATCCGCTCCCGCCAGGACTTCCGAGGCGCGATGCGTCAGACGATGTTCCGCCGACAATGCCGACAACGGACGGATTCGAGCAGACAGACGGGTTAATCTCAAACTGAGACGTGATGACAAAATCGCGCAGCGTGACGTTGTTCGATCCGGTGATATCGAGAACGTAACCGCCAGTGTTTCCGATAATCACACTACCGGTGCGCGGAAGTTCATACGCGAGGCCCGTTTGCTGCGCCGCGTTGCCGACGCCTTCGATAGTCAGGAAATCGCGGTTGGTTGCATTGAGCGCAGTGTTGATCTTGTAGCCGTTGGCGCTGTACGGAATCCGGCAAACACCACTGTTGATTGCCGCCTGAAACGCCGCGCTGTCGTCGGTGACGCCGTCACCCTTTGCGCCGTAGTCACGAACAGTCTTCTGATTGTAGATGTGGTCGTAGAGCATGCTCCCGGCCGCGATCTTCGAATCAGTAACGGTGCCATCAGACGGCGTGCCGATGGCAATCGTCGACCCGATCTTTACGTTGACTTCTTGCACGCCAACCGGGATAGGCGAAGTAAAGGTGAGCGTCGTTCCATTGACGGAATACTGATCGTCGGCTTGATATGCCGCATCGAAGAAGATCCACATGTTCGACGACGCGCCGGGCGAGATAGGAAGCGTCAGGCTTGTCGTCGTGCCGGGCGTGAAATCAGCGCCAGCGGCGAATTTCGCGTCAGTAATGTTCCCTGACAGGCCGGAATTGGAGTCTTCGGTGATCTGATCCCAAATCGTGACGCCGTTGCAGTCTTTGACGATCTGGCGAAAGACGCCCGAACCCCATATCAAAGCCTGACCGCGGCTGTCGAGCTGCACCGGATTCGTGTTGGCAATGGTGCCGGCCGCATCCTGATAAGTAGTCTTTGGATTTAACGTGCCGGGGGCGTAGAATCCGACAGTACCATTTGCAAGCGGCGCACCGTTTTGGTCGATAAACTGCTGCTTTGCATTGGGTATAAGCTGCATGCGTGCCTCAATAAAAAAACCCCGCACTAGGCGGGGTCGAGGGGAAAAAATGAATAGCGATCAGTTTTGGCGGCTAATCTTCACCGCCGCCTGCATTGCGGCTTTGTCAGTCGCTTATCCGCGTATCAAGGCATGGTGTCTAAGGGCCTGTGACCGCATTGACGAGCGCATTGCCCGTAGGCGCGGCGAGTGGGACGCCGTAGCGGGAAAGCGCATTCCCTATTGGGACCGCGACCGCAGGACGCTGCGTAAGTAGCATCGTCGCCAGCTTGCCGCCAGCTTGCGTGTACGGGAGCGAAGCCGCGCCCGCAGCGGCTAGCGTCGGCAGGATTGCGCCGGGAGCGGCGAAAGCGCCACCGCCGAGCAGGTAGCCGAGCATCGAGCGCCCCGCCGTACCTGAATCGGGGTACTTATTGCCTAGAACGCTTTGGCCCGCACTAGACCAGTCTTGCATCAGTGCGTTGCCCGTTGCGGTCGCGCCCTTGCCTACCGACTTATCCGCCCCGCGCACCGCGCTCTGCAACTGTGCGGCGGTGAACACGCCGTCGTTATTCATGGCACCCGTCGATGCGGCAGCGCCACGCAAGCGCGCATAGTTTGCATATGCGGCGTTTGCACTCTTTAGCGACTCCGCCAACTCTGGCGCGTTAGTCCGACCAAGCGATTGCTCGATCAGGTTCTTGACTTCGCCAACCGCGGCGCCAAGGTTGCGCTTGTCGACAGACGGGTCACTAGACCAGCCGCGAGACAGGCGCCCGAGTTCGCCCTGCACTTCCTTGAGCGTCGCACCATCCATCGACATGGTTTGCGGGTTGATCTTGCCCGCAACTTGCCGTTGCAGCGTGTCAAGGAACTGCTTCTGCTCGGTCGCCGGCAGCGATTGAGCCATCGACGCCAGGCTTTGCAAACCCTGCTGAAACTGGCCGTCAGGCTTGAACGTCATCTGCGACAACGTATTGTCGTATGCGTCAGAAATCGTCTTCTTGACCGCTGCGACGCCTTCGCTGCCCGTCTTCGCGCCGTTTGCAACATCCGCGAACTTCACGCCGAGCGGCTCAAGAACCTTGTCGTAAGTCGCGCTGTTGTATCCCTGAAGCGAACGTTGCTGTGCGTTTCGAACGACATTGCCAACACCCGGCAGGCTCGTCGCCATATCTTCGACTTTCGCCCAATTTCCGCCTTTGATCTGGCCTGGCGTGAGGGGGACGCCAGCATCGAGCAACTTCTTTTGCGCTTCTCCGATCTTCGGAGCGACAGCGCCACCGATCGCGCTAACGAGCGGATTGGCGACAGCGCCAACTGCGGCGCCGGTGCCGAGCTGCATCGCCTTCTGCTGCGCGTAGTTATCGCCCGCATTTACGACAGGCGTTGCCGCTGCGCTCGCAAGTCCCGACAAAGCGCCTGCGCCAGCTTTCGCAAGCAATCCACCGCCTGCGCCGCTAGGCAATGCCGCCATCGGAAGACTGCCGATGACGTTGCCGGCCGCGCGCCCGAGATCAACGCCCGTCCCGCCTTGCGCCGCTCGTTGCTGCGCGTACTGCGCATCTTGCGATGTAATTGTCTGATCGACTTGCGGGACCGCCGCAGTAATGTCCTTGGCGAACTGCGAGTCGGGCGCAATCTTGTTCGCGAGCCATGCGCCGCCATGCACCATCGATTGAACGCCACCCTTGATAACGTCGCCGATACCCATTGTCACGGCGCCGGGCGCATGCCACTGTCCTTGCGGTACATCGCCGCTAGGCGGCTGCGATGCTTGCGCCGGCTGCGCAGCAGGCTTCGTCGCCATGAGCTTGCTAAACGGATCACCATCAGCGGCAGGGGCGGACGGGGCTGCGGCCGTCGTCGAGCCGCCCATGAGCTTGCTAAACGGGTCGCTGCCCGCCGATGCGCTATCGGCCGTGGGCGGCAGGCCGGGAAGCGTGGATTGCGCCATTGGCTTTCCTTGATAGTTGGCGGAAATGCGCTTGACGTAGCCTTGCGTTTCCGGGAAATTCGGGATGCCGCCCGCCTTGTCGACAGCGCCCGGACCCGCGTTATAGGCTGCGAGAGCGGTATTCACGTCGCCGTACTTGTCGAGCATTTGCGACATATACCGAGCGCCGCCCATGATGTTCTGGGTCGGATCGTTCGGGTTCGTCACGCCCATTTCCTTGGCGGTCGCCGGCATCAACTGCATGAGGCCGGCTGCACCCTTCGGAGATACGGCGTTCGGGTTGCCCGAACTTTCCTGCACCATCATGGCTTTCAGAAGTTTCGGGTCTACGTTGTATTGCTTTCCCGCAGCCTCGAAAACATCGTCATAGTTCGCCATTACTGAGGTCCGTTGATAAAGCCGTTCTGAACCGCCCAGTTGTATTGCGTGCGGAACGTTGCCTGCTCTTTCGGGTTCATGCCCTTGACCATGCCTTGAATCTTGGTCGGGTCCATCTGATCGGCAATGAACACGCGCGGATCAACCTGCGATCCCCATTGCGATTTCCACTGTCCGTATTGCGAAGGTTGCAGGCCGGCGCTTTCCCACGCCTTCATGCGTGCCTGCTCCATGCGCTCTAGGCCGAGATTGACCTTAACCACGTCTTGCGCTGCCAGGTTGCTGATCTTCGTGTTGCCGTTTCCGGCAAGCGCTGCTGCGAGCTGCGAGTCCGTACCGTGCCCGAACGATGCCGCTTTGGTCTGCGCGTACTGCGTGAGGTACTTATTCGCCTCGTCGTAGGACGCCACCTTGTCAGCAGGTCCGCCGAGCGTGGCAATCACACCGCGAACCGCGTTGAGCTTGTCGGCGCCCGTACCGGTCTGCGCGTTAGCCAGTGCCGTAGATGCGTTCTGGAGCATGTTGACGCGCGTGCCTGACTGCGCGTTGGACTGCTGATCGGCTGCGAGCATGTCGCCGCCTGCCGCGTTCACCTTCTGGTTTGCATCGACTACGCCAGCAGCGGGCTTCGTCTGCACCGTCGCGGGCTGCCCCGCCGGATAGCGGCCATTGCCACCGGTGCCAGTAGCCGCGGAAGGCTGCCCCGGCTGGCCAGGAGCGCCGCCACCGTCAACGAGATAGCCAAGACCTTGCTTGCGAAGCATGTCGGCCATCGTCATTTGGCTTGTAGAGCCGTCGTCACCCTGGACCGTCACCTGCTGTGCTAGCGTTTCCGGCGGCAGCTTTTGATTCATCAACGGTGTTGTCGACTGTTTCCCAGACAGCGGATCGGTCGTGACTGTGTTGATTGTCTGGCCATTGCTCTGCATAGAGACTTGGGGCTTCAGGTTGCTAAGTTGCTCTGTCGCGCCCTGCATTGCATTCAGCTTCTGCTTGAACCAAATATCCCGCTGATTCGGGTCTTGCGGAATCTGCGACATGGTGCTGACGACCATATTTGGGTCTAGGTGCCCCATCTGCACGGCATCGGCGCCGATTTTGAGCATCTTCGCGTTGAAATCCGGGTCGTTTGGGTTGAGCGTCGCAAACTGCTGCGTCATAAACGACAACCCTTTCTTATAGTTATCGATCTGATCGCCGTTGAGCGCGATGTTCCCGCGGTCTAGGTTTTGCTGTGCCTGCTGCTGCGCGGTGATCTGCTGGTTGATCTGCGGCAGGTTGTACGCGCCGGCGCCTTGAGCCATTATTGAACGGAACTTGTTGTAATCCGTCTGGCCGGTCGTCGGGTCGGTTGCCGCCTTGAACGCTTGCGATGCCGCATTGTTCGCGTCAAGCTGCTGCTGCGCTGCCAACCCGTTCGCGTTGTACGCGCGGAACTGCGCCACCTGCAATGCTTGCTGGAGCGGATTGAACTCAGGCGCTTTCGCCTGCAATGCAATTGAGGTATCGAGGGGCATCGTTATACCGTGAAGTAGTTCGGGTTGCCTGCGGCCGTCGTTCCATAAGTCGGATTCGCTGCGGGCGCGGTAGCATTGTTCTGCGTCAGGCCATACAGCATCGCGCCATTACCAATACTTCCAAGCGCGCCACTCAACGCGTTCGCGCTGCCGACCGTGCCGGATGCGCTCGCATTTGCGGCGCTCGTAAGCGTGTTTCCGATGCTATTAGCCGTCGCCGCGCCGAGAGAGCCATTCGTCGCTGCCGCGTTCTGGCCGTTGCTGACAAGCCCGTTCAGCCGGTTCACATTGTTCGCCGCGCTGTTGTAATTCGTCGTGTACGTGCCTTGCGCCGTGTTGTAGTTCGCGTTGTACGCTTGCAAGGCACGGTTGTAGACATCGTTGTATGTCGAATCAGCGAGGCCCGTCGCGTAGTTCGATGCGCCCTTAAGCGCTGCGCCCGATGTTCCGAGGCCACGCGCCGCGGCGCTGTTCTGAACCGACTTCAGCCCTTGATTAAGCGTGAACTGATAGCCCGGCGTTGCCTGCGCTTGTGCTGCAGTTGGCGCGGTGAACGCGCCGTAACTAAACTTCTGCTGAAGCGGGTTATTTGCGTCAACGCCGTTGAACGTGTAGGTTCCATCGTCATTTTTCGTGACGTTGTACCCCATCGCTTGCAGCAGAGGATTGATCGACGCAGAGCCGAGATTCATGTACGGCTGCAAGTTCTGCTGCGTCTGCTCCCATTGCGCTTCTTGCAACTGAGTCGCGTTGTTTGCAGCGGCCGCCTGCTGAGCTGCGGCGTTCTTTGACGCGCTGCTCGAAATCATTGCGCCGCCGACAGCGCCGGCCGCAGCAATGCCGCCAGCGATAACCACGGACGAAATACCGAATGACATGGTTTATCCCTCTAGCCGGTTTGCGATCAGTTGCTTGTTGTCAGGGCCGCCGAGCAATTCGCTTTGCTTCGACTCGGTCAATTCTTCGACGAGCCGATCTAGGTCCGTCTCGGTCGTTGCATGAACAGTCGTCCAATACGTGTTTTCGTGTGCATACCCCGCACGCTTGGCGCCTGGCTTGGACGTCAGAATCGCGTGTGCGTCAGTGATGCGCTTCACGCCGTCATCGGTTGTCACCGTGATATCACCAGAAATGATGCAAAGATGCTCTGTCTTGTGGATTGCGCCCGTCAGCGTTACGCCCTTCGGAATGAGCATCTTTCGCGCGTATAGCCCCGGCGCGAAGTGATTCCAGACCGGGCATTCGACTTGAGGCATCTTGTTTAGCTGGTCCTCAAGCGCGAACACCTTGCCGCGCATATCGTCGACGCCATCAATCAGAACCACGCCGCTCATGCGCTATCCTTTACGTATTCGATGCCGCTGATACTGATCGAGCAGCCGTTGCCGTCTGCGAAAATCTGCGTGCCGGGTTCGAGTTTGTGATTGACCAACTCAGGAAACTGCGCCGTTACGCCCGCGGCGATGTTCTTCGACGCAATGCGCGTCGTAGCATCAGCCGATCGGCCGGACGGCACCTTGTACACGTTGAGCGTCAAAACGCCGCCAGTCGGGTTGTTCGCGCTCGCGGCATGGATGGCCGCATAGGTCGCAGTCGGTGCGGCATAGAGAGATGCTGCTGTGCCGGTCAGGGATGCACCCTTGACCAACTCTTTGTAAGTCGTCGTCATTCGTTAGCCTCTTGCGTAGACAGTTTGCGTGCCCACCGGAATCGCAGACGTAAAAGTGATCGTGTTGCCGCTGAGCGTGTACTGGTCGCTACCTTGGAAAGCGCCGTCGAAATGGACCATCACGGCAGCCGTCGACGTGTACGCCTTTGAAAGCGTTAACGAGGTAGTCACGCCGGCCGTAAAACCGACGCCGGACACAAACTTGTCCTCAACCGTTGCGGACATGCCGTCGAGCTTTGCCTTATCAGCGCTCGACATGAAGCCGTTAGCCGTACTAGTTGCGGGTGCGTGCAGGTCTGCGGCGTCATGAATGCCGTGGGTAGCAACCGGCGCGTCAGGCTCGCTCTGTTTGATAGACACGAGCAGCGCAGAAAGCGCCGCCTCTACGTCACCGATGCGCCGCGCTATTTCTGGTGCGTAGCTCGGCGTTACCAGCGCCTGGATCTGCTGGAACGCCTCATCGATCTCCGCAGAGAAGTCATCCGACGAACCGCCCGACGTTCCGCCAGTCCGATTGAACAGCGCAAGCAATAGCTGAAACCAGACCATCGAAAGCCGGCCTGTCTTCGGGTCGGTCATCGGAACGCCAACGTCAGGAAAGTTCGTCGGCGAACTCATGTCCTGGCCCTCGAAACGTCGACCCATGCGCCGTTAAGCGCGGTCTTGACAGGCGCCGACCATGACAGTTCGAACACACGATCGCGCGCATATCCAAGGCGCTGCCATTGGATCGAAGTCAGGTATTCGCCCACCTTGCCGAGCGAATTCGTGACCGCATTCCCCCACGAGCGCCCGCGATCATCCGACCAACGCAGCCGCACTTCTGGCGCCGCGGAGTCGTCAGGCAAGCCGTTGCCGACCTCCATATCTGCAATGAACTGACGGAAAAGAACGCGATTGCCGTCCGCACCGCTGATGTGCGGGAAGCTGCGCAGGCAGAGAATCGGATTGCCGTTGTCGGTGTAGGCGTTCGGGTCGAGCGCGTATACGCTGCCCGTTTCCCAATCGCCAACAAGATTCCGGCCGCCGTTGAACGAATAGCAGTTCATGCGGTGGCGGCTGATCGAGCCGTCAGCTTCGAGATACCCGCGCTGGTGCCATTGGCCGGTTGCCGTGTCGAAACACCACGTCTTGTTGGCGGTCGGGAATGTCAGCACGTAGAACGCGTGGCCGCCTTGCAGGTACGAAAAGCCGATCGCGTCGTCTATCCGGCTGTACGTTAGAAACTCCTGCTCTAGCGCGTGAGTCGAAACGCGCTCTGCTGCGTAGTTTCTGCCGGCGAACACACAGCCCTGCCCTTGCAAGTCTTTCGAGAGCCAGAACAGCGCGAGATCAATCTTTGCGACCGAATGTTTCGCCGCGCATCCATGTTCGATGAACACGCCCGGCATGCGGCCGAAGGTGAAATCGGATGCGCCGGTGTTGTACCAAACTTCTGTCGTCAGCTCGCCAAACAGCCATATCTCACGGTGCATGACCGCGAGCGTTACAAGGTTGTCTGCATACGTCGATTTACTTGCAATGTCGAGCGAATCGAACGTGATATCGTTGAACTTCGAAATATAAAAGTGCTGCGTTTTCGGCTGGTTGAACACGAAATATCCATCGACGTACTCAACCCGATCGGAGCCGTAAAACGCCGAATCATTGCAGACCGTAAAGACGGTATTCTCTAGATTGATCGTGTAACCGATCGCAGAGCCATCAACCAGGAACACAGATGTCCCATTATCGGCCATCGAAACAACGCCGGACTGCGTAGAAAGCACGCCGATCTGCGTATAGACGTTCGATGCGTCAACGTAGTAGACGTCCGCGCCAACAACATCGAATCGCTTACCATTCGTCGCGGTGTAGATGCAACGCGATTCGCCAGCAACAGGAGGGGACGACACGAGCGTAAGCCCTGGCGTCGGGTAATACGTGAATGGTGCCGTTGCGTCTTGCGGGTTTTGCTCGCCATACAGATTGACTTGGCGCTGCGCATCCGCAATCAGGCTTTTCGCGGCGTATGCACCGCCAGTCAGAGGGATTCGCATTAGTACGAACTTCCGCTATATATGTTGTACCGCTGCCTCGAGCCGAGGCCGCGAGGCATCGTCATGGACGGGATTTGGCTGTTCATGCGCTTCACAACACGCTTGGCATTCAGCGCGAGGCCGACCAGCGATCGTTGCGGCTCGATCTGATACGACGGCGCGAGATACAGGCCAAGGTTGTAGCGAATCGCCGCCATGTACTCAGGCGGCAGGTTGATGACTTGCGCCGGCGCCGTGAACTGCGGAAGCGCTTCCATCGTGACGATGTGAAGCTGAAACGTGCTGTCCGGGATCGGGTAATACGTCAGGTTTCCAAGCGGGAAAGCCGGGTCGTAATAGGCCCAACCCGGGAACGATTGCAGCGCCTTCAATGCGATGCGCGAATAGTCCTCGCGCGAGTCGATGATCGTCACCGGATAGTCGATCGGCGTCGAGCTGCCCGCATTGAGGCGCGCATATGCTGCGTTGATCTTGATCGGCCGCTGAACGTTGAAATCGCCGCCAGTGCCGACCGTGTACGTCTGTTTGCCAGTCGACTGAATCGCCGCGTCGACCAGGTGATAGACCGAGAGGCGTTCGCCCTGCCACTGACCGAGCATCATGTTCAGCGTAGCGAGCGCGTCTGCGGTGTCTTCAGCCGAAATAGCCTGGCCGATACCAAGCGCGCCAATGTCTTTGAGCGCCAGCGTGATTAGATCGACCGCAGTTGTCATCAGGAAGCCTCTAGTGCGGCCCGAATCTTGTCATCGGACCATCGTTTGTCGATCTTTACGCCCTTCTCTGCTGCGATCTGCAACAGGGCTTCGCGCGTGTCTACGTCGTCGGAGCCGAGCAGTGCGGATTCTTCTTCCGCGTTTTGCACAAGCTGATCGCCGATCCACTTCGGATAGGCAACGAAATCGGGCTTCTGCTCGCGCGGCACAGGCGGCACGTATTCAGGCACCGTGAAGCCGGGGAGCGCGTCTAACTCGTCCTGGCTGTTGACGATGCGTTGCGCACCATCTGGGCCAGTCGCCCAAGCGGGAAATTTTTCGTATGCCATCGGCTCGTCAGAATGAAAAAACCCCTCCGAAGAGGGGTTCGATTGCTGGATCAGCGGCATCAGCGGACGATACGGCAGGCAAGTTCCGGGTAAATCGGCGCATAGCCATAAAGAACGTCGATTCGGCAAGGAACGGTGTCCGTGCCAATCGCGTACTGGCGGCTGATACGCATCGAAATGCCCTTGTGCATGCGACGTGCGCCCCATGCACCGTACTGAGCCACGTCTTCCAAGTCGGCGGTCACGAGTGCGAACGCATCCTTGTGATACGCGAGGTTCGCGCTGTACTGCGTCGACGGCGCCACGTCCCACGTCACAACAGCCGCGTTCGCCGGGCCAGCCGAAACAGTCTGGTACTGCTGGTTGCTTGCCGCGGTGTTGATCGCCGGGAAGATCGAGAGCGTTGCGTTGCCCGAGCCGTCAGCCGTTGCGGCAGCGGTCACGGTGAACTGACGGAGAACACCGGTCGTCTGGCGGTTCTGCGGGTTCACGCCGTACACGCCAGCGATGGTGAACGTGTCGCCCTTCGCCACCGTTGCGGAGGCACCGAGGCCGGTAACAGTCAGCGTCGAGCCGGTTTGACCAGCGCCGGAAACGGTGCCGTTCGTGCGCGTGCCAGACGTGAACACGTTCACGTTCTGATCCATGCCGATATCGAAGCCGAGGCCGGACGGCGAGAAGATGCCCGACTCATACTGCGCGCCGATCTTGTTCGACGGATTGAACAGGCCAGCCGCTGCCTTGACCATCGAGCCGTTCGTCGCTGGATCCCAAACAACAGTGCGCTGACCATCGCGCGGGGTCGCTTCGTTGTCCAGCTTCGTGCCGGCATCGAGCAGAACCTTGATATCGTTCGGAACCGATCCGACCGTACCAACGTTGTTTGCGACGTTTGCAGCCAACGCCAGACCGTCGAAGTCGATCTTGTTGGCGATGGTCGCCATTGCCGGCTTGATGTAGCGGTCAGCGAACTCGTCGACAACGAGAGTCAGTTCTTGCGAGCTGAACGTAAAGTCGACGTGGAACTGCGTCGTCAGGCTGACCGGCACCGACGATTCGTTCACGTTTTCAAGGTTCAGGTTCGGGCCGGTCGTGCCGACGAAGCGGTTCGGCTTACGCGCGTTTACGGTCGAGCCGATCTTCGCGCCGCTCACGGCGAATTCCTTGCTGTATTCGCGGTTGATGCGCGAGGAAAACGTAAGGTTGTTCTCCAAGATCATCAGCGATTCGTCGAGGATCTTGGTCGGGGTAAGAAGCGTATTTGCCATCTAAGTAATCAGCCTTTGTTTCGTTTCTTCCAAGCGATGTATTCCGCGGTCGAGGCGAACTCAGCCGGCTCGACAGGCGCAGACTTCCCGCCGACCGGAGTAATCGGTGCGGGCGCTTTGGAAACAGGTTTCGGGGTAGGTGCGCTCGCGCTGACCTTCGCTTCTAGGCGGGCCAGTTCGAGAGCCATTCGCAACGGGGGAAGGGAAAGCACGCGTTCAGCCGTCTCCGGGTCTTGGCCGAGTGCATGGAGCACCTTATGACCGTGATCCATCGACGTGATGGCTTGCAGGAAGTCGGGCGATGCGCCGCCGAGCATTTGGAACGTGCGCAGGGACGAATCCCAATCGCCGCCATACTCGCCTTTGCCCGCGTCGAATACCTTGTTGCAAGCCTCGTCGAATCGCTCTTGCTCGATCAGTCGCTTGGCTTCGGATCGGATCTGTTCGGCCGTCATGGGCTGCCCAGTCGATTCCTGCTGCGGCTGAAGCTCGCGCAATCGCGCTTCGAGTGCTTCTCGCTGGCGTTTCTCTTCGTGTTTCTCGCGCGTCAGTTGGTCGATGCGTCGTTGAACCCAATCGTTTTTGGGCTTTTGCTGCTCTTGCGACTGCTGATCGACTTCCGATGCGGTTTGCTCTGCGCCCGGTTCAGAGACGACTTCAGCGGGCTGTTGCGCCTGTTCCAACTCCGTAGGCGTGACGTTTTCTTGCGGCAATGCGTTTTCTTCGGTTTGCATGGACAAGTCCAAGAGGATTTAGCCCGGTGATGCCGCACCGGTACGGGGAATAAAAAAAGCCCGCGGTTAGGCGGGCTTGGAAACTGATGCGGTGAGGTGTTAGCGCTGGCCGCCGATGATGTATTGCTCACTCGTCGGCACAATCGGGCTGCCGGTCGTATTGACGAACTGAATCGCAAGCGTGTTCGCCGCGGAGACGCGCACGTTGCCAATCGACAAGCCGGTCTGATGCGACGCCTTGTTGATGTCGATCGAGTCGCCAACCTGGAGGCCGGGCACCGTGAATGTCTGCTCTGCGCTCGTGTTGGCGCCGACCGATGCAGGCGTCAGCGTCTGTCGAATGACGAAAAGCGTGCTTACCGGCGTCTGGTTAGAGCCGTCCTGCAAAATCCCGATGTATCCGGCCATTCTTGTTCCTTATTGAGCGGGCAAAGAAAAACCCGCACTCGGCGGGTTCGGGGGTTGTTGCATCTGCTGCGATGGATCAGGCGGACTACCTTCTGGCGAGCCGGTCTGCATCATCTGCATGACGACTTGCGTAGCCACATGCGCAACGACTTGCGGATCAAGCGGCTGGCCGAGTGCTTGCAGGCGCTTCGTCTCGGCGTCATAGGCTTTGATGTTCGTATCCTGCTGCTCTTTGCCTTGCTTCGCCTGCTGAAGCTCTTGCGTGAGCTGCTCGATCATCTGGCCCATGTGCTGCATCTTCTGCGTGGCGTCCTGCATTTCAGGCGTCGGACCTTCGCCCAAGATCGCAGGCGGGATCGTGCGGTGCAGACGTTCGGCAACCTCGTCAGCCATCGGGAAGTCAGCAGCCTTGAACAGCAGGTCGCCGGCAACCTTCATCAGATCTTGATCCTGGCTCATGATCTGCGTGAGCGCGTTGAATGCTTCCTGCCTGCGCGTCTCGTAGTTCGGGCCAACCTCGACAGTCACGTCATAGCGGCCGATGCCGGGGTTGTAGATCAGTTGCACGTCCTTCAGATGGTCGCGCTGATCTTGCGGCGGTGCGGGCTGTCCATCAGGCGTCGACACCGGATGCGGTTGGCTCGGATCGAACTGAGCAAACGTCTCTGTGCCGTCCTCGCCCAAGATCCGCACGACTCGCGCCGTGTCGTAAATCTTCGGGATGAGATCGATCAGCACGCGGCCGGTGTATCGAATCGAGCGAGCAACGTTGTCGATGAAGTGATACGTCGCACGATCGCCCTGACGCTGCCGAGCCTGAATCGCGACGCCTGCCTGAGCGTTCGATTGCTGCCCGAACTGCTCTTGATACTGGCCGGACGCCATCATTAGCTCTTGCTGCGCGGTCTGCATGCCTTGCAGGTACGCAGAAGCGCCTACAGGCGGCTGCTCGCGCTG